ATTATAAGAATGGTTCTATTCATAGATTTATAGGATGTGAAGATCCAGACAAACATCGAGGTTCTAACCCTATTGATGTGGTGTTTGATGAGTATTCCGAAGAAGATGAGATTATGTGGACTTCTATTATTCAGCCTGTTCTTAGAGAAAACAAAGGAACTGCAACATTCATCTTTACCCCTAAAGGTAAGAATCATTCCTGGAAGCTTCTTCAAATGGCTAAAGAAGATCCTGTCGAATGGTTCTGGTCTGTTAAATCCTGTTACGATATAGGAGCTTTTACTGATGATGAGATAGAAAAGATTAAGAAAGCAACTCCTCTAGCCCTCTTCCAGCAAGAGTATGAAGTAGCCTTCCTTGAAGGAGCTAGTCAATTCTTTAGAGGGATACGTGAACTATGTTATGACGAACGCCAAGCTTTACCAAACGATGGTAACTTCCAACTTGGAGTTGACCTCGCTAAGTATAATGACTGGACTGTCCTCACCCCTTTTAATACAAACACCTTTGTGGTGTACCCACAAGATAGATTTAACAACGTAGACTGGCCTACTCAAGAGGCTCGTATCGAAGCCACTGCAAGAAGGTACCAAGCTAAAGTCTACATCGACTCCACTGGTATTGGAGACCCTATTGTGGATGCCCTACGTGCGAGAGGCTTAAACATCTCAGAAGACACCTCTATTAAATTTACAGAAAAAATACGATGGGATCTTCTTAATCATCTTGCTATCCTTATAGAAAATAAAAAAATAAAACTTCCTAACGACGAAGGACTTATTATGGAACTTGAAGCTTTCAGATATGAGATGTCAGAACAAAAAGGTTCAACCAAGCCTAAAATAAAACTTACAGTTCCAAGAGGAGTACATGATGACCGAGTATTTTCTCTCGCTCTTGCAGTATACAAGTGTGACCAACCCATGATAGAAGATGATGAATTTGAATTTAAAATGTACTCAGGTGTCTACAAGTAAATAGTATGGTATAATACAGATATTATTAAATTAATTATAAATATATGGCAGGTACAGACTTTGCAGGAGATTCAGTAATAAGAGTAAAGGCTTTTGATACTACTCTAGATGACGTAAATGATTCAATTTCTGTGTATCCAAAGTGTAGCTATGTTAACCTATCAGCCTCAGCCCTAGTAAAGACAGGCGCAGGACAGGTTTACGGAATAGTAATTGCATCACACACATCAGGAACACTTAAGCTATGGGATGCGCTCACAGCAACAACTACTATTGTAGTAAACACTATGACTTTTGCAGTAGGCGAAAGATTTATTCCTCTTCTAGGTGCAACTTTTGGCACAGGACTTTTTGCAACTATCGCAGGAACAGCTGACATAACTACCCTATATCGATAATATATGGCAGAAAGATTACCAATATTATATTATGCAAAAAGCATAAACTTTCTTAATGGAGCTTCTTTCAATGTAGATTTGGGGACTGATTTTATTGGTACGGGTGATATTACAGTTAGTTTCTGGCTTAAACCTACAGCAAGACTAGGGATAAATGCTTATGTACTAGACAATAGTAAGTTTAGAATATTCTATGCTTCTACTACTAGAACTTTAAACACCCGTAGTGACGGTACAACCTCAGCTACTTCTTTAAATATTTCTGCTAATGAGTGGCAACATATTACTGTTACTCGAACATCTGCTGGCGTTGTTAATTACTATCTTAAAGGCGTGGCTTTTGGTACAGCTAATTTAGCTAGTGGTACTCCAGCAGCGGGTACTACAAATTTGTTAATTGGAAATTCAAACGCTAATAGCCAGGCATTAATTGGAAAAATTAATACCCTAAGAATTTTTAATCGTATTCTTACAAATGATGAAATTACTAATTTGTGTTTTAAAAGAAACTTACCTTCAGACTCAGACACCTCTCTATTAGCTGGTTATGACTTTTTAGACAACGCAGACGACATTTCAAGTAATGCAAGAAATGGTATTGTAACAGGAGCAACTTTTGTTACTGATACTCCTAAACAAACCCGCAATATTGCTACCTCCCGCACTGTATCTACTAACCGCCTTTTAGTAAGAGACATGGGAACAGCTTTGAGGTTTGGAACGGCTAGTGCAAATGTAACAACAAATACTAATGTTATGCCAACTTTTTCAACTACAAGTTACACTATATCTGGTTGGATAAAAGCACCACTAGTAACTTCTAATGTTGCAGCAGACCAACAAACTATTTTTGGTTCTGGCGCGTCATTACCATATTGGTCTTTCGTACTACGAAATAGTTATTACTTGTTCAGATATCAAGATTCAGGGGAAGACAGACAGACTACAAGTCCACAAATACCAAATCAATTTATTTTTGTAACTTGTGTTTTAGATAAAACAAACTCAAGAAATTATTTATATATAAATGGAGCTTTAATGAGTTCAGTTGCTATAACTTCTAACTTAGATTTACTGTCTGAAACACTTAAGATTGGTTTTATAACAGGTCAGACATATTTTAATGGTGTTATTGATGAAGTTAGATTATGGTCAACAGCCCTCACAGCCCAAGAAATATCAGACCTCTACTTTAAAAACATAGTTCCACGCTCAAGTCTTGCAGGACAATGGCTTTTTGACGAAGCTTCAGGCACTACAGCCAATGACACATCAGGTAATGGAAACACAGGCACTATTACAGGGGCAACTTATACTACGGATACAAGATTACAAGCAAGAGATACTATTTAATATGAATAAAGAAATTGACTATGTTGCTTTAATGCAAATGGAGTCTAAATCACTAGACGAACTACTTACCCTTAAGAGAGAAAATAGAGCTATTCTTGAGGTAGATATACAAATGTTATCCGAAAAAAGAAATTCTATAGAAGCTGATTATATAAAAGTAACGGATGATTACCTGTATAAAACAAACTCTATCAGCGATCTAACTAAGGAAAATAATAAACTTAAGTTAGAAGTTGAAGAACTTTTGCCTATAAAAGAAGGTCTAGAAAAAAAAATTAACGAACTAGAAGGAAAACTAAAGAAACTAAAAGATGTGAGCGATGAATTACAGACTGCTACTAGAAATCTTTTAGAAAAAGAAACCGCTATTAGACTAAAAACTGATATTTTACATGAAGTAGAAACTCAGTATAACCTTAAATATGGCAGTTTAAACAACTTAACCCACAAAATAAACCAAATAGAACCAGAGATAGACAAGTTAAAGTGCCTAATAGATGAAAACAATGAGGTATTAAAGCACATTAAAAATATTAAAAATAATAACGATAAGGTCTTGGCTGATATAGAAGTTAAAAAAAATCAGTTTATTGAAAACCCTTATTCTATAGGCTTTTACGCAACAAAAATAAAGAAAAAAACAGGGGTAGATATACTTGAGTATCTATAGTATGGTATAATATATACATATGGCATATAAATCGGAAGAAAAATCTTCTACAAAAATTACTAGTTCATGGAAAACTGAAAAGGCAATTGCTTTGGTTGATAATGAAAGGAAACAGTGGGAAGATGCTCTGATATATGTAACAGAAAAAGTAGCGTTTAGAATGCGAGACCTTATTAGAACTTGCGAAAAAAACTACTGGGGAATATTTGATGATCCAATTGACCCATTAACTAGCCGTCCTAAGATTTGGTATCCACTTTCTGAAGAGGTTGCTAACGCATGGTCTGATAACGGTGATTTAGACCAAAAAGATATTGGTTTTAGAACTCGACCAGGAGGTAACCAATCCATAACAGAACTTACTCGTCAGGTGGTTAAAGACTATCTAGACCAGACTAATTTTGGGCAAGACCTAGATGATTCTGCTATGCGTAAAGCTATTTCAGGAACTGCTGTGTGGAAAGTTATTCAGCAAAAGGTAGATGGTAAAAATAAACCTAGCAGAAAGCTAGTAAATCTTCTTAACTTCTATATAGATCCTACATGTGATTCTATTCAACAAGCTTACCGAGTAACAGAGCGAGCTATTATGTTTTCTGATGAACTTGAGAGCATGGACGGTTGGGAAAATACTAAGGGCCTTTCTACAACAGAAGGCCTTTCTAACTTTGATCCACGAGTAACTAAGAACTTTAGTAATGTAAAAGGAAGAGATGTCTACGAACTATGGGGTAAGATTCCAAAGTTTCTTACTACAGATAATGAATATGAAAAAGGAGAAGTAGATGGACATATTGTTGTTTCTGGTCTTGAAGCAGGTAATCCTGTTTGTCACCTTATAGAGTTAAATAAAAAAGAAGATAAAGAAGGTAATATTCTAAAACCTTATGAAGAGGATTGGGCAGCTAAAATCCCTGGCCGTTGGTATGGAAGAGGTCCTGTAGAACAAGTTCTTATGCTACAGGTTTGGATTAATACAGTAGTAAACATCCGAATCAATCGAAGCTATGTAGCCCAGCTTGGTCTTTGGAAGATTAAACGTGGTGCAAACATCACAGCAAGCTCAATACAAAAGCTTGGTTCTAACGGAGCAGTTCTAGTTTCTTCAATGGATGACATCGAACAACTAGTAATGCAAGAAGCTTCTCAAGCTTCCTATAATGACGAGAATAATATCCGGGATATTGCTAAACGAATTACTCGTACTCTTGAATCTATTACCGGAGAACGTATGCCTTCTTCTATGCCTGCAACAAACGCTTCTATCCAAGTAAATGCAGCAAAAAACTCATTTACTAAGATTAAAGAGCGAAGTGGTTTCTGGGCAGAACGGTTAATTAACCGCCACCTAATGGGAGCGATTATGAAGAACGTTAAGGTTAAAGATATCGTCAGAATCCTTCATACCGACCACAATATTGATGAGATTCTAGACAGAATTGCTTTCTATTACGTAGAGAAATACCAAACAGAAGTAGAAATGGCTGGGCTATTTCTTACTGAAGGACAACTTGAAACAGCTATCCAACTTGCTAAAGAAAAGTTAAAGCAACGCCCTCAATTGTTTATTGAAAACATGTTTGAACTTGTAGAAGAGCAAGTTGATTGTACTGTTTACATTACTAATGAAGAACTTGATATGGGAGCAATGACAGATAAACTAATCATGGCTGCTAACCTTCTTCCTGAAGAAGATCGCCAGTCAGTTGTTCGGGATGTGTACGACCTTCTTGGTATTCCTTATCCTCAAGAGCTTCTATACAAGAAGCGTCAGATGTTACAGAATCCACAGATGGCACAACCAATGCCAGGCCAAGCCCCACAGGCACAAATGCAAAACACAATGCAGAATACACAAAATCCTTTAAGTATAGTATAATATAGATAGTTAACTAAAGTATTAATGAAAATAAAAGACGACAAAGAGTACATTGAAAAAAACAAAGCTATATTTGAGCTTGTCTCTTCAGAGGGTTGGAATATATTAAGAGACGATTTTAATGATCGTATTGCGGATATCCAATCTATTGCAAATGTTGACCTTACTAACCCTGCCGAGATTTTGAATGATATAAAAGTAAGGTTAAACGTCGCTAATGAGTTGAGAGATGTAATAAAGAAGTATGAAGGACAAGCAAAACAGTTTGAACAGAATGGATTAGAAGATAATGACCTTTCGTCCGACGAAAGAAGAGGAATTAGTCATTTAAAAACTGACTAGAGTTTCCTCTCCTGTCCCATTCCATGGAGTGGGTAGGAGAGGGCATTCTAACGGATGTCCCATTATTAGTTAAGAAAAGATAAAACAATGAATCCAGAAAACATTACCCCAGATACCTTACCTTACGAAGGCGGCGAAGGGGCTGTTATAGGCAACCAAGGTACACAAGCTGCACCTTCAGACTATATGACCTTAACAGAAATAAATTCTCACTTAGGTAAGAATTTTGCTGATAAGGACACAGCTCTTAAAGCTCTAAAAGATACCTTCAGTTATGTAGGTAAAAAAGTAGAGCCTGACGAAGCTCTTATAAAGGCTCAAGGTTATATGACCCGGGCGGAACTAGAGAACGAATTGTTCTTCAGAGATAACCCAGGACATGCAGGCAATAAAGATATCCTCTCTGCTATCGCAGAGTCAAAGAAAGTCTCTTATGCCGAAGCAGCAAAGACAGAAAGTTATAAAAAACTTTTTGACGGTGCTACCGAGTTTGAAAAAAATCAGTCGTTAAAGTCTGTTCTTAGCCCAAGCCCACGCATTCAACAAGCTATAGAACGAGGAAAATCAGTAATAGAACTAAAACAGCAAGGTCGCAATAGCGACGCTCAAA